TAAGGGAGAAGAAGATGCTGCGCCGCAGATTTAGATATCGGGGCTTCGTATACTACGAAGATCCCCCAGGTCTGTTCGAGATGCGCATAGGCATCAAGAACCACAGAACGTCGTCGCATCAGGCTATGCAGATGGTCGTAGACGACTTTATCGGCAACCCTAAGGCAAACATAAGGGAGTGCTATCCAAAGGAGGTGTTTGATGAAACCCAGCCGGCTCCCGCGCCCTATACAATCGAGTACCCTACCCCCGCAGGACAAGCTGGAGGAATTCCTACTAAGTTTCGTATCCTATCACGGATTAGTGAGTGGTGGAGACCAAGCAAAGTGCATGGGGGTGGCACGAGAACTCTCTGAGGCTCTGAAGGGTCAGGGCTTCATAACTTCGAAAGGATATCAAGCAGATGACCGAGAATAAGAGCGACACCACCGTGTCCAAGACCGATGCAATGCGCATCTCGTCGGCTGAAAACACAGCCATTGCGCAAAATCCCAACATCGTGAAGAGCGAGCCGGTCGCGCCGCCCGCGAAAGAGGATAAGAAGTGACAGAGCTGAAGCTCTACGACAATACGCGGATCAGCGACTTTCGTCGCTGTCCCCGCTACTTCTTTTTTCGTCACATCAAGCATTGGCGGCCGGGAGGGCCGCCTAGCAATCCGCTAGCATTTGGCGGCGCGTGGCATGATGCCATGGACACCCTATGGACTGCGATCCACGCAGGCATGAACCAGGCCGACTGCATCGACGCGGCGCTTGAAGCTTGGTCTAAGAGTTGGGTCGAGTATGGGATGCCGCATCCCAGGGACATGGGGCCTGACGTAATGAAAGAGTTCAACCCCAGAACTCCGATCATCGCGCACGAGATGCTGATAGCGTACTATCAGAAGCGCCACAAGATGATCAAGGATATGGAGATCATCGCAATTGAGAGGCCATTTGCCGTACCTCTATCGGCCGAGGACGAGAGCCTATTCTACGTGGGCCGCATCGATAAAGTCGTGGCCCCAACACGCAGCTCGGTCCGTGGCATCGAGCACAAGACAACCACTTCATCAAAGAAGAGCCTTGATGGAGACGTCAAGATCAGACCAGTTTTTGCAGAGACATTTAGCCCCAACAGTCAGGTCGATGGATATCTGTATACTCTACACATGCTATATCCCGAGAAGGAAGTTGATGTATGGGTCGACGCGTCGCTCGTATCAAAGACGGGTGAAGATTTCCGCTTCATTCCTGTTCAGAAGAAGCACGAGCATCTGGATCAGTGGTTATGGACCACTCACTATTGGATTGACCAGATTGGTCGTAACAGGGAACTATTGGCCGAAGCCTCCGAGGCAGATCGTTACATGGCGGCGTTTCCGCAGGATACTAGCTCGTGCTTTGACTTCAATACCCAATGTGGGTTTTTGCCCTTATGCAAGAGTAGGGCAAATCCGCTTACTTGGGGTGAGGACCCCCCGCAACATTACATAACAGATGTGTGGGACCCTCTAGAGCACATCGGAACGCCAGTGGAGCTGCTATGACTGAGCTGACATTTAGGGATATGTCTACGGTCGAGAAGATCGGCGACATCAAGCGGGCCCTGAAGGTCCGTGTCCACAAGAATGTCTTGATCAGGGAGAGTCTGTTGAACAAGATATTCGATTACGATCCCGGAGAGTTACATGGTTAGCAGACGCTATGCCAGCTACGAGGAGAAGAAAAAACTAGATCAGCTCATGATAGAGCACTCCGATGCCATAGGTGACAATCCTAAAGAACGACAATGGCATGAGGGCTGGGATTATCGTCGTGTAGCCGCCGCAGCCAACGCTGAACTTGGACTTGGTGGTGGGGAGAATTTCGACCTCAACCATAACCATGGGAGGCACATAGCCAAGGAACTTGGAATTACGTTGCATGAGTTTAGGCCAGGGGTCTTCTCCAGCGATATGGAGCGGCGCGTGGCCAAGCTTGAACGTCATATGGAGCAGCTAGCCACACAGCTAGGTGTTTGCTTTCCGGAAGACAATTAATGGAGTACGACTATATGACTGCAAAACAGCTCAAGGCCCTGATGGCCTGGATGCGCATTGAGATGGAACGCATTGCAACTGAACGAGCCCTTCAGGGCTACGTCGTGATAGGGGAGCAAAGCCCTGAGAAACTGGAAAAAATTGCCCGCCGTGCATTGGCCGAGGCTTTCGGAGTTACAGAAAGCGAACTGGAGGGATAAGATGAAGTTCAGTGGATGTTTGGACAACCTTGAATGGCGCATTTCCAGCGTCACCCAGGAGCCAAGTAGACATGGTTGGCCTAAGCTGACTGTGTATCTCGTGTGCGTGGGCGATGAAAGTCGTACCGCTCAGTTCGACATGGCGCTCATGGACCTGAAGACCATGGATGATCTGCGGCTTCGACCTAAGCCTGCAGTCATCGATCCTGGGGAATGATGCGCATGAGGTTCCACGCAACACGGATAGTGACTATCGTCCAGACCGCGGAATTTGATCTGGACGTACCACCCTGGATGGCGCATGATGCCGACTTCATGGCGAGGCGCTATGCTGAAAATGGGGATGCCGAATGGACAACTCAGCCCGAAACGTTATCTCAATTATCGACCGAGAAACTTACGATCGTCGAAGTCAAGGCTCCGAGCGTTCCGGCAGTCGTGAACTCCCAGCCCTCATCATCGATGCCGAGTTCTATGAAGTATCGCGCAGGGCAGTCACTCTGGCATCGCTTGCGCGGGACTTCGCCTACGGATTGATGATGGCAACTGGGGGACTGGCCGTTATTTGTGGTTCTATCCTAGTGGCTCAGTACCTAGGCCAGTGATGTCGATTTAATTTGACACCTTCGGGAGAATATGCTATTTTATGCATCTTCTCTCGAAAGGTGCCACATGCCTGCTATCACGCCAATTCCAGTTAAGCGTAGTGCGGCCGATGCCGACTACTCAGCCACCCAAAGAATTATGCTAGTTGGCCCTACCGGCTCCGGCAAGACGGCCCAGATATGGACCTTGCCTGGGAAAAAGTTCGCTTATGTGTTCGACCCGAACACGATGGCCACACTAAAAGGCTGTCCTGACTGCGACGTAGTCGAACTGCTCCCGGACATCCTGGAGCTGGACAGCACTCTCAAAGGTTTCAATAAGGGCGCCAAGAGCGACGCCCCTGCTAGCAAGAAAGAGCCGACGCTCTACTTACGTTGGCTAGCCCACTTCAACGCATTCGTCGAAGGCGAGATCAAGGAGTACGACTGGGTTATCTTCGATAGCCTGACGTTTCTCGCTAAGTCTGTGATGGATCGTCAACTTTATATAAACAATAGATATGGTGATATTGAAGATCTTGGTGATTATAGGGTGGTTGGCAGCAAGCTTAGCGATGTTTTCAATAGCATCAGCGGGCTACATACTAATATATTCGCTACTGGTCACCTTACCCAGTACCAAGACGATAAGACAAAGAAGATTGTTACGCAGATTATGCTACCCGGCAAGGCGCGTAATATGCTACCTCTCTCGCACACCAACGTTTGGGAGGCGTATGTCGAAGATGGTAAGTATATGATTAGGACGGTTCCCGATAGTCGGGGGCTACAGGAAATCAGGTCAAGCATAAAGGGACTCAAAAGCGATGAAGACGTAACGATAAAGAGCTTTAAGAATGCGCAAGAGTATGGAATAGGAAAACTGCTCAAGGGAGCAAGGTAAATGCCGTTTATCAAAGAGAGTCTGGCAGATGTCCAGGAGCGTAAACCGGCGCCGGAGGGCGAGTACGATCTGAAGATTTTGAAGGCCGAGGAGAAGGAGAGCAAGAAGGGCCGTGATATGGTCCAACTGCTTATCGGCTTCGATGATGGGACGGATGCCCCTCCGTTCAATCATTTCCTGCTGAGCTGGGCGGACGATGACGACGATCAGCAGATCGAGATGCGCAAGATCGAGATCAAACGCTTCTGTACGGCGTTCAACGTCTCGGAGGACTTCGATGCGTCTGATCTTCCTGGCGCCACTGCGCGGGGCATTCGCGTAGTGCAGGAGGTCGGCGACGATGATGTCAATCGGAACAGGATGATCCTGCCCCGTCTGAAGGATTAAAGTTTCACGTCGACGTGCCCCCCGTTAGATCGACGTGAAATGACGACAGGTTCCCCCCGTTCCTGTCGTCGCCCAGCCGGGGGTTTCCCTCTTGCCTCGGCTGGGCACCCCTATGGAGTTGAGATGAAGAGAATAACCCTTACTGTAGATGATGAACTCTACGAGCAGTTGGATCGAAAGGTCCCTCATGGCTTTCGTAACCACTTGCTGAATTCGGTTCTATCGTTGCTCGTCAATGCAATGGAGGGGATAGAGCCGCCGGCGACAAAGGCAATGTTGGGTGCGGTTGTTGCTGGGCGCTTTAAACTGGTTGAGGTGGATGCTCTCGATGACCGATAATAGTCCTGATCAAAATTCGATCAATGATCAGTCGGAGGATCGTGTCACTCGACTGTTTGGTAACCTAAATAATTTGTCGGAGGATGAGCTTCGAGCCAAGGTCCGTCAAGTCAGACAGGATCGTAGGGTAAGGAAAGAGAAGACCACAGACAGAAAGAAACGCATTGCCCGCAGCAACAGCGCCAGGGACAAGGCTGAGAAACTACTGGCGTCGATGACGCCTGAACAGTTGACAAAGCTAATGGGAGACTGATGTGGCAATACGCATCGAGAACGTGTTCGATTTTCCTGTTGAAAAAATTAAAATAAAAGATCGCTTCCGTGTGGACAAAGGCGACATAGAAGAAATGGCTATGAGCCTACAGGAAAAGGGACAGATACAGCCTATCGTCGTAGATCAAGAAGGCTACCTCCTGGCTGGGGAGCGCCGAACACTTGGCGCTAAGCAGCTGGGGTGGAAGACGATCTGGGCTGCCGTTCGTTTCGTCGATGGTAAGGTGCAGAAGTTAGAGATTGAACTTGAGGAGAATATCCGACGAAAGCCGATGCATTGGCACGAGGAGGCGCGGCTCGAAAAGGCCATCTACGACTTGCAGATGGAGAAGCTTGGTCGCTGGACTCAACGTGATCAAGCCGAGATGCGTGGGGTTGCGCAGAGCTCCGTCAATCAACGCATTCAGTTAGCCGAAGCCCTAACGCTATTGCCAGAACTTGCCGAGCATGAAACACAGGACGCCGCATGGAAGGAGTTTAAGAAGCTCGAAGAGGAAGCGGTGCTGCATCACATACGGTCAAAGACACCTGAGAAGATCAAGCACGCGCCGAAATGGGCTGAAGAGCACTTCAATGTGGGGGATGCCTTCACTGGTATGCAGGGCACGAAGGCGAAAAAAGCGGACTTTGCTGAGGTCGATCCTCCGTACGCAATTGACCTTAATGATCGCAAAGATCGAAACGCTGAAGACGGACCAGACGATGAGTATAATGAGATTGATGCAGATGAGTATCCTTCCTTCTTCAAGGAACTTGCATCGGAAGTCCATCGTATCCTGAAAGATAATAGCTTTGCGATCTTTTGGTACGGCGAGCAG